TCTAGGCATAGCCTTTTCAACACCTTAACACCACACCTAACAAACCCTGTAAACCTGTAAACCATGCCCCTGATCAGCCAAGCCGCTTATTCCAGACACCGCAAATGCAGTCGGGCCGCCGTGACCCAGGCGATTCAGGATGGGCGTATCAACTTGATTAACGGGAAGATCGACCCGGCTGTTGCGGACATCCAATGGCAAGCCAACACCCGCAACCCCAAAGCGCCCGTAATGATCACTGAACCCGCTCCCCGGCCCATCCCGACTGAACCGCTGCCCGACTGCGCTATTCCCCAGACCGTCTATGACCTGCAACTCGCTCGTGCGAAACGCGAGCACCATGAAGCCAACATCGCCGAAATGCGCGAACGGCAAAAGGCCGGGGAACTGGTGGAACTGGCCGAGGTAGAGAAAGCCAGCCTGGACATTTACGCCCGAACGAGGAACGCCCTGGAACGCATCCCCGACAAACTCGCTGACCGCCTCGCTGCGGAAACCGACGCCTTCGCCTGCCGGTCCCTGATGGCGGCAGAAATTGAACAGACCCTCACTGACCTGGCCGACTCATTTACCGCCCTGCCTGCACAACTGGAAGATCACGATGAATAACCCCGTCATCATTGGCAACGCCACGCTGTACCTCGGGGATTGCTTGGAGATTTTGCCGACACTGAGCGGAATTGAGACGGTCATTAGCGATCCGCCGTATGGAATTGGGTATGTGCATGGCGGAGGCGGAACCGCAAAGGGCCTAGCGGGGGGGGGTTATTGGATGCCTGACAAACGCAAACACGCCAACCGCCCCATTCATGGCGACGATAAGCCCTTTGACCCGACGCCCTGGCTCCACTTCAAAAACGTCCTGCTCTGGGGCGCAGATCGGTACAAAACCCGCCTCCCCGATACCGGGATATTTCTGGCGTGGGATAAGCACATTGGCGTCGGTCCAAACGATAGCTTTGTGGATTGTGAATTCGCCTGGTGCAACGCCAAGCCGAAACGGAACATCTTTCGCCACCTCTGGAAAGGTATTGTCTGCTCAAAAATCGGCGAATCTCTAGACAACAGCAAGCATTTCGTCCGGGAACACCCCTCCATGAAACCGGTCGCCCTGATGCGCTGGTGCATAGAGCATTTCAAACTGCCGCCCGGCTCCATGATTCTTGATCCGTACCTTGGTAGCGGCTCCACTGGTATAGCAGCGGTCACCATGGGCCACCGCTTCATCGGCATTGAAATCGACCCCGACTATTTCGCCATTGCCTGCGCCAGAATCGAAAAAGCGCAGCGCCAGACCCGCATGGGGCTTGAGGAAGTCGCATGACCTACCAGGTCAACAACGCCCGACACCACTGCCGCGACTTTGCCGCACGGGGATTCCGACCCGCCCCCGCTGGCACGGTCAGCGAGTGGGCGGATGCTTACCGGATGCTGCCCTCCAAGTCGGCATCGGAAGCCGGGCGCTGGCGCACCTCGCGCACTCCCTACCTGCGGGCGATCATGGACGACCTGTCCGCCGACAGCCCAGTGCAGCGCATCGTGCTGATCAAATCCACCCAGGTCGGCGCCACAGAGGCCGGACTCAACTGGCTCGGCTGGTTCATCTGCACACAACGCGCACCGATGATGTGCGTTCAGCCGACGATTGAAATGGCTGAAAGGTTCAGCAAGCAGCGCCTGGCCGCCATGATCGACGTGACTCCCAGCCTGCGCACCATCATTCCCCCGGCCCGGTCCCGCGATTCCGGCAACACCACCTTGCTCAAAGACTACCCCGGCGGGATGGTCCTGCTGTCGGGCGCGAATTCCGGCGCATCGCTGCGGTCCATGCCGGCCAAATACCTGTTCCTGGATGAAGTGGACGCCTATCCCCACGATCTTGACGGCGAGGGCGATCCGATCAGCTTGGCCGAGGCGCGACTGTCTACTTTCCCCGGTCGGAAAGTCTTCCTCTGTTCCACCCCCACCATCGAAAGCCTCAGCCGCATCCATCGGGAATGGCTGGCCAGTGACCAACGGCGCTACTACCTGCCCTGCCCGCACTGCGAAGACATGCAGCCCCTGACCTGGAACAACCTGACCTGGCCGGAAAGCGAACCCGAGAAAGCCGTGTACGCCTGCCCCAGTTGCGGCGCGGTCATCCATGAACATCAGAAAACCCGAATGTTGGAACAAGGCGAATGGCGGCCCACCTACCCCGAGCGCCCGGTGCATGGCTACCACCTCAACGGCCTGTACACGCCGCTGGGGCTGGGCCTGAACTGGATTGAACTGGCGACCGAATGGGATGCCAAGAAACGCGACCCCAGCCAGCAAAAGACCTTCATCAACACCCGGCTCGGGGAATGCTTCGCGGATCCGGATGAAAAACTCGACTGGGATGAACTCAAACACCGTGCGGAACCGACGCTACCACGCACCATCCCGCCCGGCTGTTTGGTGCTGACCCTGGGGATTGACGTACAGAAAGACCGGTTCGCTATCATCGTGCTCGGCCACGGGCGCAACGGGATCACCTGGGTCATTGACTATGTAGAGCCGCCCGCTGATCCCACGCGCCCCACCGACTGGGCGCTGATTGACGACGCCTTGGGATGGACATTCCCCGACGCGCACGGTCGCCAGTACAAGATCACCGCTGCCGCGATTGATTCCGGGTATCTCACCGACGACGTGCTGAACTACACCCGGCAACATCGTGGGCGCATCATCGCCGTCAAAGGCGCATCCACCTCCGGCAAGCCGATCATCAGCCGCCCCTCCAAAGTTGATTTCACCTGGCGCGGCTCGGTGATCAAATCTGGCGCGGAACTGTGGATTGTCGGGCATGACACTGCCAAGCATCAACTTTTTGCCCGCTTGGCCGGTGACCGCAAGTTGCTGCCACAAGACCGCATGGTGCATTTCCCGACCGGCTTGGATGACAGTTTCTACGGAATGCTCACGGCGGAAATCTGGGACTCCACGAAACGGCGCTGGGTTAAAATTCGCCCGCGCAACGAAGCGCTGGATTGCTACACCTATGCCACCGCTGCCGCCATGCAACCGGCCCTGCGCCTCCACACCTGGCGCGAGACCCAGTGGTCACGTTGGGAAACCAGCATCGGCCTCGGCCCCGGCGACCTGTTCAGCGCCCAGGCCCCGGACGTGAAACAACCCGCCGTTTCCTTACCCTCAACCCCGATAGAAGTGAAGCAACCCCCGGTTTCCTTACCGTCACCGCCCGTTCGTCGTCAAGCCGTCACCCGGAGAATTAGTTTATGAAAACGCCCGACATCCTCGAATTCATCCGCAACGCCCTGACCGCTGACGCGACGACCCTGCAACGATTGGAGCCGGTACTCGCCCAGGCCCGACAAACCTATGGCGGCGATAGGGTGTATGTCCGCGCCCCGGAACGGCAAACCGTCACCCGGCGCACGTTGCAACGCCGACAACGGGTCTGTGGATAAGGTTGTGGATAACTCTTGACGCCCATCGGCTTGCGGGTCTATGCTTTATCCCGGAGCCTAGAAACCTCCTCGAAAGGCGTTACCCGCACACGATAGCCATGCGGTATTTTTTTGCCCCCTGATCATTGATCGGGAGGGGACGTGAATACATTGAATAGCGTCCGCCGTTCCTTTCGCGGTTTCTAGCCTCCCGGTCACCTCTTCTGTTAAGTGGTAACTAGAAAGTTGAAAGGTATCACCATGAAATCTGCAATCACGCCCTTCCTGTTTGACAGCCAGACCATCCGCGTCCTGACCGTCAATAACGCCCCTTGGTTCGTCGCAAAAGATGTTGCTGGAGCCTTGGAGTACAAATGGCACCACAACCTGTTGTCGCATGTCCCTGATGAATGGAAGGGGGTGAATCCGATTACCACCCTTGGTGGGGTACAGGAAATGCTGACCCTCTCCGAACCCGGCTTGTATTTCTTCGTCAACCGTAGCGACAAACCCAAAGCCTTGCCTTTCCAGAAATGGATAGCAGGCGACGTATTGCCGGAAATCCGCAAAACCGGCAGCTACAGCTTGACGTCCGACGCGACCCTTGCCAGCCAGCCCCGCCTGCACTTTGCCCTGCGCGGCGCTTTGCGGGCGTTCGATCTGGCGAAAGACGCCTGGGGCAAGCAGATTGCCGCGAACCAGATCAAGGTGCTGTGTGGCCATCTGAGTATTGACGTTCCCGATTTCGCCCTGATCGGCAAGCCGATTGATCAGTACCAGTTGGAAATGTAGCCATGAACACCCCTCCCGACCCCAACGAAAGCACCACCGCCGACTTGATCAACCTGATCTACAACCAGCAGGCCACGCTGAAACTGTTGGTTTAAGCGCTGATTCATAAGCACAACCCGGTATCCCCGCGAACGTGGGACTACTTGTCGATTAGTCAGTATTACCTCAACGCTGATCTGCATAGCTGGATGCACTAGGAACGCCACGCCACGGACGGCGCAACCTGATAGGCTCTACTTCACTGCCGCACAGGCAGCTTAGAAATTAGAAAGGCATCCCGCTCGAAACCCTAGCGACCTGACTCTTCACTGCCGCACAGGCAGACCCTCTAACCTCAACTGCCGAGGATTCCTCGGCAGTTCAACCCCACCCGCCCCGTGCGGGTTTTTTATTGCCCTATGAAAAAAAATAAATGAAAATATTTTCAAAAAAAGATTGCAACGTGAAAAATATTTCCATATACCTGTCTCTTAAACACAACTGACCGCCCCG